CCTTGTTGGGTGTCCGAGAGGGGAAGCAAGAGCCGATCCAGAGCTTAAGCCAGCGCCAGCCGGAGCCCACGAACCGCGAGATGGACCGATATCGTATTTCGCATAATGTATATTATGTAAGGCTGTGGCTGGCCCGACTGGCACGGATGTTGCCTTTGCCTTGGGTCCGACCCGTCAGATGGAGCCTGACCAATGCGTGATCGCAAGCTGACCGGCCCTTGGGCCGGTTTTTCGTTCAAGGGTGGCCGACTGGTCACCCCCGAGGGCCGCGAGCTCCTGCCGGAGGATCTGGCCTGGCTGTCGTTAACTGCCTGCATTGCGCAGGAATGGCGGGCCATGATGGCAGACACACGCCGCGGCTACGAGCCGAAGGATCGCCACGGAAAGCCTTGCAGCAGTAGGCGTTCGGCAAAGGCGATTCCTGCAGGGCGACGCGCGGCCGTGGTCAACCTGCGCGACTACGTGAGGCGGACATACGAACAGCGGTTGACCGTGGGTGATCCCGGTGCCGGTGCCGGGGCAATTTCAGCTGGCCAGCTGCAACCGGGGCGGAAGTCTGGCCAGCGCGTGTGAGGCGTCATCCGTAGGGGCGATGCCCCTACACCCCGCACAGACCGCCTCAGGGCCGAACAAGCTGACGCGTCACGTTTCATTGGCCGCTGTAGCGGTTCTGGCTGGACTCGGGAAAGGTAGCCAACGCCCGAGGCTGGACGGAAATCAGGGTGCCGCTGCTGGTATCGGGTGCAGCTGCGGCATGCCGGGCTGGCGAACGCTCACCAACGCCCGGAGGCTCGATGCCCTGAGGCCCGCGCCCACCTTCGGCAATCTGACGGCGGTACGGGTTGTAGGCCGGGCCGTAGCGCGCGATCTGGCGGCAAAACGCATCGGGAAGAACGTACTGCGTGCCCTGCTCTGTCAGGCAGCGGCACGAAGCCGGTACATGGCCACCTGCCCCATCAAGCCCAGCATCGGACGCCATGCAGTAGACCTCAGGCTGCACCGTGGGGTTGGCCGAATCGAACACCGGCGCTGTCCAGGGCATGCTGGCGATGCGGGGCGTATGGGCGGCGAGATAGTCCTCAGTGGTAGCCCATGCGCTCTTGGTATCAGGCGATGAGAATGCCGCAGCACCCGGCGTCACCTTCGCTGCCGCTCCGTTGCCGCCGGTTGCGGCGGCAGCGGGAACCTGATCCATGGATGCTCCGGGGCGGAAATTGTCAAATGCGCCGCCCACCGCGATATAGCCGTAGATCAGCACGAACAGCAGGAGTGCACCAGCGGCCCAGTAGAACCACGGAACGCGTCTCTCGCTGGTGTCGTATTTGGTGGACGTGTAGAGACGGAAAATGTGCTTCGGGTACTTGCGACGAGTAGTCGTCAGCGCCTCCGCCTTATCGGGGCTGGCCTCATACCGGTCCCACCGTTTGACGTGCACGAAAGGCAGGCCGTACCTGCGTCGAATGTGATAGTGCTCTTCGATCAAGTCGTGCAAGAAGTCGTCCATCTGCTTCTTGGGCGACTGACAAATCATGATGAAGTCAATGCCCCGATGACGGTGCTTAGCGACCAGCTGCACGTGCTCTGGGACAGGCCGGCCCGGTGGCCGCCTTGGGAACATGCCGTGTTCGTAGGCCTCATCAACGAGAATGATTGCATGGTCAAAGCGCGGGTCGTCGTGCCACGTCTTCAGTTCTTCCGGCGACAGTTCAAGAGCACCACAAACGCCGTGATTGAAGTCACGAACGTTGCAGACGTATAGCTCTCGCACCGGATGATTTGAAGGGTCTTCCGCGTGCAGCTTGTCGGCCTTTTCCTTCATGGATATGGCCGACTCAATGGCAAGGACGGTCTTTCCGTGACCTGGCTGGCCCGTGTATTGATAGAACATTAGCGCCCCGCCTGTCCGATGAGCTCTTCAACCTTTGTGGTCGCAGCGAGGAACACGCGCGTGCCTATCTTGGTGACAAGAGCGGAGACGACCAGAACGATGGCAACGTCAAGGCCAACGTAGCCGAAGAAATCTACAGCGCGGGAATCCAGCTGCGCGAACTTGCCAACGAGATAGGCTTTGACCGGAGGGAGTGTCGTGCTGTATGTCACCCACGAAAGGCCGAACGCGGCAAGTACGCGGGCAACGATGAAGCTGGCACCGAGCTTGAGCGCGGACACCAGCCGACCGGCAAATTTGATGAGAATTTGGTCCATGGTTACATGTCCTTCGACAGCAGAATTACAGCAGCCGGGAGCACTCCCAGCAGGAGAATCACAAGCCCGCGCAGGAACTTCATCAGATCGCAGAAATAGGGGAAGCTCCCACCGTCGAAGCTGTAGCCAAGCTGCGGAATGCTGAAGGTGCCGATTTGGGGGCATGATCCGCCGCCCAAAAACCCCGAGTCGTCTAGGTACTTGTCGGGGTCCCAGTTGATGGTTCTAACCATGTCGCTGGGCTTGGGGTCGTTGCCAGCGTCGTTGCCGTCGCCTTGAACCTTTGTCCAATCAGGTTGTGTTGCGTCATTGCAGGCGATCTTGCGTTGCAACTGCACCTGGGCGTTTGCAAGCGGGTCGGGCGATTCGACTGTTATGGCAGTGCCACACTTGCTCAGGTCACCCTCGACCTTACCGGTGGCGGTTCCATTGCACCGAAGACGCCAGATCTGCCAGTTGGTGTTACACGCGATCGGATCGCCGCTGCACGCAGGAGGACTCTGACAGCCCTCGCCGCCGGAGGCTTGGCCTCCCTCACCCTCACCGCCACCACCGGGTGGGTTGCCACCGCCCTCCCCCTCTCCGCCGCCTTCGCCCTCCCCCTCGCCGCCACCTTCATTGCCGCCGCCGCTGCCACCATCGCCACCGCCGTTGTTGCCACCGCCGGACTCTCCGCCGGTTCCGCCACCATCACCACCGCCGGTTTCACCGCCAGTGCCGCCACCATCACCACCGCCCGGATCTGCGCTCTCAGGAGGCGGCATCTCGCTTTTGTTGCAGGTCGCGCCCGTTGGAGTGAAGAGGCGACCTGTAGGCGAGCCAGCCCACAGACCGCCCTCATAAGCGCAGCCATCGCTACATACGCCGCCGAGTCCGGTTGCCCCGCCGCCCTTCCAGCCTGTTTGTTCTGGACGCTTGTCGCAGGTCTGGCCGAGAGGGAAATCAAATTGGCCAACGTCTGAACGCTGCCAGACTGTTCCGTTAGGCGTGTGCTGAAATGAACCCACATAGATGTTCGGCTTTGCGTTCCCAAACACGTCCTTCATTTCGCATTTCGGCTCTTTGCGTGATGCCGGTGCCAGCTTGACGGCAGCTTCAGTGGCCGCAACGCATGCGGAATATGCCGCGCCCTGATCCGGATAAGTGGAGGCCGCAGACACCTCACCGGCAGCGCAGAGTGCCAGTGCAAGGAAGAGAATGATGCGCACGTTAGATCGCATCGAATGCAAGCCAGAGAGCGCCAAGGAGCGCCACGATTACGAACCATCCCCACATAGTCGCCTCCAGAAATAGAAAACCCCTGCCGGCCGGACAGGGGTGGATTGCTCAGCTGCGGCGGATTACTTCGCCTTCTTGAGGTAGGCGAACAGCACCAGCAGGAAGACCACGGCAACGAGCACCATCAGGATGCTGTTGACGCTGCCCTTCAGGCCGGAGACTGCGCTCAGGGCCGTTGCGCCCAGATCATCCTGCGCGAACGCCGAACCTGCGGCAGCGAGGGATGCCGGTGCTGCAACCATGGCAGTCCAGGTACGCTTGGTGACGCTGCCAACGCGGTTGGCGACCATCTTGACCTGCTTGGGGATGTTGAACTTCATGTGCTCTCTCACTCTGTTTTGATGGATTGGTTTATCGGGCAACTCTGGCCGTGCGGATAAGGACACGAGCCACTACACCGAGGATCCAAACGCCAGCAATTGCCCATGCAACTTGAAGGCCTTGATGCGGCGTGAGGGACCATGCGCCGTGTGGATCAACGGAGTAGTAAGGCGACGTGCACTGCCCGGTTTGCACGTCGAAATTCTTTGCGTCGCAACGCAGGGTGTACTCACCGGCCATGGCGACCTGACCTCAAGATTGCCGGTGCAGTGACGACGCCGCATGTCACGAAACCGGCGCACCAGCCCCAAAAAAGAAGGGTGTATGGGTCGGTCATGGCGATGAGCATGCCCATACGTCAGACCTGCGGCTTGCCGGGAATCGGCGAAGGAGTCAGCAGGCGGATGCGGCGGCCGAACTCCAAACCGCCGAATTTGTTGTTTTGCAACGACGTTGCGCACAGGTCGTAGGTGCCGATCTTGTACGGCTGCTGGTCTTCGTCCAGGCCGATGGTGAAAGGCAGCGGAAAATCGTTCTCGCGCACCACGGCAGCTTTCTGCTCGCGGAACACGGTTGCGGCTTTGCCCTCGCGTGCGGGGAACGAACGAACGGCGATGTTTTCGCTGATGATCTGAACTTTCATATTGGGATTACCTTCCAAGCGATGGTCCGGCCGAATGCAAATGTCACTCGCCACGGGGACGACCAGAACTCCCCGGTGAGCTTGTCGAAATAACCGCCCTGGCACTTACGGATGTCGGCTTCACCGCCGAGCGCTTCACGTGCCGAGATGGGCGCTTTCCACCACCGCAGTTCGCGGCGGGATTCTTCATTGAGGCCACCGCAACCGTGCGTGCGGAACCCCTTCGGAAACGAAGCGGCCATGAGGCTGCTGAACTTGGATGCGTACTTGGCGAGATACCCGACTGCGTTGCGGGCCTTCTCGAACTTGCTTGAGCCGTGAGGCCACCACTTGCGGTGATCGACGCGGCCAAACCACATGCCTTGGGGAACCCAAACTAGGAGGTGGTAGTGCGGTCGTCCGCGCTGGGTGAGTTCCCCGACCCACAGGTAACGGAACACCTGACCCGCGAGCCGTCGGAGCCTAGAGACAGTTCGATTGAAGTGGCCGCGCATGCGCTTAAGTAGCTCGCTAACGTCACGAGGGCCGCTACGGCTTCCGTCTCGGTAGGTGAGCGTGAGCATGTACCACGCGCCACGGCGTGATCCCTTCTTCGCTTCTTGGTCATGGAGTCGTGCACTCGTGATGACGGCCTTACGCAGCCGTTGCGCCCGCAGCTGCAGCGGGTCGATTTCGATGGAAAGACGACCGGTCTTCGACTCGGTGTCACTTGTTTTGTAATGGACAAGCCCAAGGGCCAGCGCTTCGCGCTGGCCCTCCGGGGTCAACGCGAGCGGTGCCGCCGCGAGGTACGACTTGAGAGAAGCGCCGGACGTGCGCTTATGGCGCGCGACGGTTTCGGAGGCCTGCTCAGTGCGGCGCGCAGCAGCCTGCATGAGGCCAATGGAGTCATCGAACGCGACAAGCTCTGCGCGCTGCGCAGGGGCCATAGCGTCGAGTTTGATGCGGGCGTTCTTGCCCGTGCAGCCTGCGCACAGGCCGCCGGGGAAGAAGTAGGACGTGGGGTCGCCGCAGAAGGCGCAGGTGGTGCGCGGGGCGCGTGAGCCGTCAGCCATTGCGGACCCCGAGGCGTTCAAGATCACGGGCAGTCCGGCGCGCCATCTCGGCGCGTGCCTGGGCGACGAAGGCGGCGTCACGAATTACGCGTGCCCTGCCCTGCTCGCGGCGGTCGATGACCCAATTGCCGAGCCTCACAACGCCGAAGGCGATGCACATGCAGGCGGCAATCAGGGAGACGATGCAGACGACGGCGCTCATTGCGAGACGCCGAGAAAAGTGTCAGGTGCCGAAGACCGAGAATGCGTAAGGAATTCGGGGAGCAGGCATATCGACCATCGCCTGTACAGGCCGGCAAACCAAGCCACTGCATCAGCAGCCACCTGACCGCGCAAGCGTACCACCTGAGTCATGCCGTGGGGCCAGAGGCCCGATTTGTCCAGGTGCGGTACGGAGAAGTGCAGCGGCACCTCTGCGAAAACCAGCCAGTAAGGGTTACCCGACAGGGTGGAGCGCTCAACGGCGGCTAGCTTGCAGTCAATGCCCTTTTCGTGGCAGTACTGCTCAAACGCGATCATGAAGGCCAGCACATCAAGGTCGGTTGAAACGACCCCTGTGCGGTACGTCAGAGTGATTTCCCGAATCATGCCCCTACCCCTGCCCCCAGCCCCTAGGAACCCCGCCAGCGCCCTAGGGGGAGCGGCTGGCGGGTGTGTTAGTCAATCGCCAAACACGGGCGCATGTATAGTGGCCGCTTAACGCCATGTCAACCGGATGCCTAACATGACTGCGACAGCCGACCTACTTGACAAAGTGAAGGAGCGCTGCTCCATCCCGTCTGACAACGCTTTGAGCCAGAAACTGGGCGTCACCCGCGCCGTGGTCAGCACGTGGCGAAGCGGCGGAACACCGCTTTCAGATGAGCGAATTGCGCAGCTTTGCGCGATGGCAAAGATGGAAGGCGCGACGTGGCTGGCGATGATTCACGCCGAGCGAGCGACGTCCGCGACTGAGCGCGCCTTGTGGCGTTTGATCTTGGACAGGGTGAGCGCGGCGGCTGCGGTGGTCGCGCTGGTGTGCGTCACGTTGCCAGGCGGCGCGAAGGCTGAAACCCTTGCGGCACAAGGCTTTGCGCAGGGTCAGAGTGCAGATTCTGTATATTATGTTAAATGCTGCCCGGTACTACCTGGGTCCGCTGAAGCTGGTGCTTGTCGGCTTTCCTAATTGTTGTCAATTTTACCCTTAACCCTGCCAGCTATTGATTTCATTGAGGTTTTTGTTGCTCAGATGACAGCATCTAGGGAAACAGAGTGGCCGCATAAGAGCGTTCGCCCAGGCGCCTTCTCCACACTTCCGAGTGCGTATAAGGCACCCCGAAGAAATTGGGGTACGCTCTGACAATGGACAAGCCCGATGCCCGACCCGCCGAATTTGGCTCTGCTGAGGACTTTGCTGAAAAGGCAAAGAGCCACACTCAGTGGTTCCAGGCAAAGGTCGAGCGCGCCCTGGCTGACAGTAGGCCGACGATTCCGCACGACCAAGTGATCACTGAAGTACGCGCCGCAATCGCCGCTGCCGCGAAGCCGAAGACACTCACGTGAGTCTATGGTGCCTTGGCCGTGGCCTTCTTAGCTCGTTTTGAAGCTTTCTTAGGCGATTTTTGAGCTTGCTGATTTCGCCGAAGCGCTGCCTCGAATTCGGCGGGCAGACTTTGGAGCCGCGCAAGTTGCTCCTCAAGCGCTGCGCTCCTTCCGCGCTGGTTATCCGCCTCAGCGGTTGCCGAACTGGCTGCGGCTTGCGCTCGCTCCACGGCATGTCGGAGGTCCGCCTCAACGCCGACGTGTTTCTTTACCGTCGCAGCAAGCTGCGCTTGCAGCAGTCTGACTTCTTGCCGGGCCTGATCTACGTCGCGTAGCGCTCGATCCTCGGCAGATCTGACGTAATGGCCAAGCGATTCTCGCTCAGATCTCGCCAACTCCTGGACTTCCTGCACCCTAGCGTCGAGTGAATCCCGCGCTGCCTCCAGCAGTTCCACACGCTGATGACTAGATTTCAGTTGTTGCTTCAGCTCGCCGATCTGGGCATGGAGTTGCTCCACTAGTCTCTGAAGCTCTGTCGCACGTGCAGTGGCAAGCTTCTCCGAAAGATCGGCTGCTTCTGAAAGAGAGCGGATCTCGCTCGCCTGTTTTTCTAACTCCTCCTGCTGACGGTGGTGCTCTTCGCGCTCAGCTGAGAGCTCCCGCCTGGCCTCGGCCAGATCTACCAGGACCGCCTCTCGAGCATGCTGTAAGGCCAGCGCCCACCACTGCCCGGCGATCTCCGCAAGAACGGCGGGAGCGTCCTTCAGATCTGGTCGCTCCGGCTGCAGGCGAGTGCCTAGATTCTTCCACCAAGTCTCCAGCCAGCGCGTCACCGTGTTGGGTGACCCCGTACCAAGGTGGCCGCGGATGCGCTCTACCGTTGGTCGCTCGCCGCTGGCGACCAGTTCGTCAGCAGCCGTGTGAACGTCGGATTCGGTAATGCCGCGAGCCATAGAATTGCCTCCTGTATGGGCACCCTGCCCCGTTGATTCCGTACTGACGATAAGTGATGATTATCGCGGGTACAAGATCTAATTCGTAGTATACATTACATAGTATGAAATATAATTCGGCGATTCCCGTGCTCGCGGCGACGGCCACCAGCCTGGTGCTGCCCGAACAGCTGGCCCAACAAGCTGCCGATGCGGTGCGCGAGTTGCTGGCCGAAGCCGCGGCTGAGAACACCACCCGCAGCTACACCAGTGCCCTGCGCTACTGGGCAGGCTGGCATGCGGCGCGCTACGGCATCGAACTGGCCTTGCCGGTGCCCGAAGCCACCGTGCTGCAGTTCGTGGTCGACCACGTGCTGCGCCGGTCGGCTGAAGGTGAATTGGCTTGGGAACTGCCGCCGACCGTCGACCAGGCCCTGGTGGCGGCCGGCCTGAAAGCCAAGCCGGGCCCGTGGACCTTGGCCACCGTGCGCCATCGCGTTGCCGTGCTGTCCACCGCGCACCGACTCAAGCAAGTGGCCAATCCCTGCGAGCAGCCGGCGATCCGCACCGTGCTCAGTCGCGCCGCCCGGGCCGCGGTCAAGCGCGGCGAACGGCCGCGCAAGAAGACCGCCATCACCCTGCCCGAACTGGAGGCGCTGCTGACCACCTGCGACGACAGCCTGGAAGGGATCCGGGATCGCGCCCTGCTCTGCTTTGGGTTCGCCAGCGGCGGGCGCCGACGCAGCGAGATCGCCGCCGCCGACCTGCGTGACCTACGACGGATCGGCGAGGCGGGCTATATCTACCGACTGGAGCACAGCAAGACCCAGCAGGCCGGCGTCACCGCAACCTCGACGCCGGACAAGCCGGTGCTGGATCGGGCCGCCCTCGCCCTGCAGGACTGGCTGGACGCGGCGGGGATCACTGAAGGGGCGATCTTCCGGCGGCTATGGAAACAACGAGTGGGCCCTGCCCTGTCCCCGGCTGCCGTCGGCGAGATCGTGCAGCGGCGGGCGAGACTGGCCGGGCTGGAGGGGGATTTTGGCGGGCACAGCCTCAGGTCGGGGTTCGTGACCGAAGCCAGCCGCCAAGGTGTGGCCCTGCCGGCGATCATGCAGCTGACCGAACACCGGTCGGTGTCGAGTGTCGTGGGGTATTTTCAGGCTGGCGGCGCTGCGGCGAACCCCGCTGCTCGTCTTTTGGAGGACTGACCAATCACGGGTGGGGGGATTTCGTGTCATTACTGCCGGAAGCGGACACAATGCCTTGAGCCGCCAAGCCCCCGGTAGCCTTTCTACGACGTCTTGTCGTCGAATGCGGTCGGTTCAGTAAATGGATTTGTGCAACTCGTTACCCACACCAGGATAGGTACTGATCGACCCGTCAGCGGTCACGCGTACCACCGCAGTCGTGTGCCAAAACTGAGTAGGCCGATTACTGTTACTGGAATCGGTCTGACGCAGAATAACTAGGAGCAACAAGTCGGCCTGCTTTGCCGCTAGGTATCGGCGAACGAAATCTGCACTACACAACAATCTGGCACCAGTGCTTCGTCCGTCATCGCGCCGATCGGGGATCTGGCACCAAACCTGGGCTTGGGCGACGCTCACGCCCACTGGATCGACCCAAGTTCGACCGAACGAATCGCTCGGCGTGAGCTGCCCGAAGCCGATCGCATGCCTCGACAACCTTACCCGATGCGCGGCGCCGGTGACGCCCAAAATGTCTGCTTCGTCGATCCCGTTTGATCCGTTCGAGTGGACAATCCATGGCTGATAAGGCTTGTGGGAGCTGCCAAGACGGCCTTGCGCTTCCTCGTCGCTTTCCAGGTGCGGCAGGAACGCCTGAAAAGGCTCCTGTTTCGCTAGGCGCGCAGCGACCTTGTCCGCTGCCTTGGTCGACACCAACGCCGATTGGACGTGTACCGCGATACCATCAACCGAACTCCAGTCGCCATCGACGACCACCCATTCCTCCAGCGCCTCGCCGAGCCCCAGCACCGCGCGCAACTTACCCAAGTCGGTCGTCAATCCAACGCCCTCGGGTCTGATTTCGCGAAGGTTGATGCGCGTCTCCAAAGGCCGCCAATCAGTTCCGTCAGCAAGCCACAGACCATCTTCGCTTGTAAGCGTCCGGCGTTGCAGCCACGCCTCGAAGGGATGGTCTTCATCATACGGCGTCTGCACAATAGGGTGCGCGGCCAGGTATTGCCCGGCCACAGCAAGGAACCCATGCCAGCACAGCTGCTCGCCGTAAGTGTGGTACTCATCAGTGATCTCGCCGCGCCCCTGCCGCCTGTTTGGCGCCCGCCCAGCCAGGTCATACATGTGCGTGATCTCAGCGTCGTGTGCACGCACCCAGTGGTTGATATCGTCGCGAGTCTGCCACTTGCGCTGACCGAATAACCTGCTCAGCCTGGAAATGTCGGACTTGTCGAAATCGTATTCAAAGTGGAGCTCCCTGGCGGGAACTGGCACGCCGTCAGGTCGCGACTCCGCAAAAGACGATTGTGGGTAGTCGCGAGATTTGATCGGGGCGAACGACGAGCAGTTTACTTCCCGTATGGCCTTCAATTCGGTCCGTGTCAAGCTCAAGGTCCCTGCCCTTTCGCACGCCACTAGCGCGGCCTTGGCGAAGTGCTGCCGAAGAACGTGTGGACCATCCTGACCAATCGCGATACGCACCAACCATTCGGAATGGGAGGTAACGACAGCGGGTGCATCCAATGCGATGCGCGCCATGGCGATCAACAACCACAGCTGGGCGTGCAGATAAAAGAAAGGCAGCTCCTTGGCGTGAAATGGCGCAGCATCCTTCGTGTCGAAGCGACGGACCAACGCGTCGAGGACGTCCCGTCGCCCCAACCGCACCGCCGTTCTGGCGCTATGGGCGGCCATCCAACGGCGATCGGCATTGGGTGCCCCCAGCCCAAACCAGATCAGACCGGCGGCCACTTCCACCGGGTCGTCCTTCGGATAAAGGTCTTCTTCCCAGGCTCCTTCCGTCACCAGCGGTGCCAGCTTCGCCGCCCCGCCGCGCAGCAGCCGATGAAGCGCTTTCTGGCCAGTGCCCGGCTCGGCCTTAGAATTGAAGTGCGCGGCAAAGGCAAGCCAAACCGAGGCCGGCACTTCCGTGTTCGGTCGGGAAAACTCCTTAAGCAGTTCCATGGTCAGCGCATGTTGATCTGCACCGGTCAGTTCTGCCAGTTCCCTAATGCGCCAGCCAGATAGGCTGCCAGAGGAAACAAACTCCCCTGCGTTGGCACGGATGACAAGCTCAGCGCTGGCCTTGAGCGCTTTGGGCACGGCAGTCGATGCAGCAGACCAGTTTTCCTTGCACTGACCAAGTTCGTAGAGCTTGTCGTAGATATCGAGGGATTCTTGCTGCGCGATTATTTCGATGTAACGCGTCCATCCTGCGAGGGGAACCCGCGCCCGCAAGACAGCCAAGACATCACGCTCCAGACGCCGCCATTGCACCACACCATCGAAGTCCGTGATCACTTGGGCAACCGCGACCTCGTCGAGTGGATCAATGGCCTCGACTCGCGCTTTGGCGGCGGCTACATGAGCGTCCTCTTCCGCCTGTCGCTCGTGTCGACCAAGTACAGGCGTAGAGGCGTGCCAGTTGTTCAGGTCGTTGTACTCATGCGTCGTAGACTCAATGGCTTCAGCAGCCAAGGTAAGCCGAGAATAGGCCTCACAACTGTCGCCCAAGAATTGCTTTGCAAAGCGCGCGAGGGCCAAGGGTGTTTTCGCCCCAAATGACGACGGGTTGTTGTGCTCGTACTGACGGATCAGTTCTTGCACCACCGCTGGCGAAGGCGCTGGAATCAGCGTCTCTAAGGTCTCGACCAGATGCTCCGTGCCACAGATGTACAGCTCTGCAGGATCACAAACGCGCAGCATGGTCAGAGCGATTTCCGCCTCGATCTTTCCCGCATCAAGCAGGGCCTTGATGTAGGGTAGCAAGGTGTAATCAAGGGAAATCCTCTCTCGATCTTCCCAACGGGAAAGTCGCGCCAGACCCTTGATTCCCGACGCCCTCGCCAGTGCAGAACCGTATCCGGCCCAGTTGAACTTGTATTCCTCGCCCAAGTTTAGGTCACAGATGTTGGACAGTGTGTGACTGTCTTCATCGGCTAGCTCGCTGCCGCGAAGCGAGCTAGCAAAGTGCATTAACTCGTTGACGAACTCCCAGTCGCCCGAACCAATCGCGTCCATCTGCTCGAGGCCGCTTCGGAAGTAGTCCACCGCTTCTTCCTTGCTTGCGGGCAAGATCGCCTTCGACAGTTGGGCGTACAACGACGCCCTTTGAGTTACGTCGTCCTCGCGCTCGATCGCGTCTCGCACCTTCAGGGATGCTGTTCCAGCAAGCACGTGGCAGCGACTACTGCCCGCTAGGATGCCAATGATCTCGATGACGTTGGACGGCGGCGCCACGCCCGGGCTACTCACCAGCTGGACGAATTCGCCCACGTCCACAAGATCGATGTCGGGGCTTGCACCCAATACTAGGGTGATCAGGCGCTCACCGACCACATCGTGTTGGTGCTTAGCCGCGACACCTCCGGAGTAGTAGTCGTTCTTGCACCGAAGCTCTTTCCAAACAGCGATCAATGGACTCAAACGTGCCTTGCCCCCTCCGCTCACATCAATGGTCTGCGCGAGGGCCGTCGCAATTCGCTGCCAGGCGCTTAAGCGGCTGTCTATAAATCTGTCCGCTGAACTTTTCTTCTCATAGCTCAGGCGCCGAGTTGCTTCGGGTTCGCTGCACGCATTCTGGTAGGTATCCTGAAGTGCCTTCTTCAGGCTGTCTCGGAATTCCTTTCCGTTCAAAGCTTCCGGAAGAGTGGCGGCGATTTCCGCCAACTCCTTGGGCAGGATATGCCTTTCTTCCGGGACCAGTCCCTGAGCCAGGCAGCCCAAGACCTGGATGGCGATGTAGGGGTAGACATCCCCGGTCCAGTACTCGTCCATGAAGGTATGCAGGGACGGGATCGGCAGTTTGATGGCGCCTGCGATCTTGGCGGACTCATCGCGCATGCCCAGCACCATCGCGACAGTTGCTGCCCGCAGCATGCCGCGGATGATGGGACGCTCATGGGGGCGATAATCACGCTCACCGCAGTTTGCCTTGTGGCATGTCTTCGCTAGCGCAGCGACGAGCTCGCGCTGCAACGGCACATCCGCGCCTGCCTGTGCGATGGCGGCCGCGAGTACTCCCGGCTTCAGGGCCTTAGCGGTCAGAAACTGTCGCACTGCTGCGCCGGCGATCAACCCGCTTGCCTGAGCGGCCCTGACGAAGGCGAACAGATGCGCAGCGACCTCGTAGCCAAACCAGTCATACCAGTGCTCCATTTCGTGGGCGGCTGCTTCACCCTCTCCCCGTGCCAACAGGCACAGTGGCAGGGACGCCATGTCCAGAGCCTTCGGCCCATGGTTGCGGGCACGGCCTTCATTATCCTGGTCGAAGTGATGTCGCTGCCACTCGTAAACGCGTTGCGCATGGCGATGTGCGTCGGCCAGATCCCCGGCGAGGACATGCGCAATTGCCAGCCGCGCGTGACGTGTCCCCGGCCAGTCGGTGCGTGCCTCAAACAGGCGCCGTAGCGAATCCACATCGCCTGCGTTGACCGTCAAATCTGGATGGTCCAGTAGATACTGCGTGCCCCGCTGGTTGACGGCGCTGATGGTCGACAGTTCAACCAGCAATCGAACGAGGTGCTCAATCTCATTGCGTTGCGTGGCGTAAGCCACCGCGGCCTGGATTCTGGCTTGACGAATCGCCTGTTTACCGGCAGCACTGGTCAGTGTCGCCGGGAGCCTCTCGTCGAACGCCAAGTCGAACAACTGCTCGCCATCGCCCAACTTTTGTAGAAGTACAGGAAGCGTGGTCGCTGCATATAGCGACTTTGCCTGCATGTCGTTGAGGTTGCGGGCCAATCTGTGCAGCGTTTCCTTATCCGCGGCATAGGTCTCGCGAATCAGCGTCTCAGTCGGCTCATCCCGGAACATCAAACCGTGCTTGGTTTGCTCCAGTAGGGGCGCAAGATCAGCTGCAAAGCTGTTCACAGCCCCTTCCGACAAGCCGTTGACTTCGGCAAACTCTCGAATGGGAACCGGCGGTGGCAGCGTGGCCAAGCCGGCCAGGAATGACCACACCTCCGAATCTTGGTAGCCCTGTCGTCGAGCCTCACTCAAGGCATCGTCAATTCGCTTGCGAAGCAAGTCTTCGAGCTCGATCACCTTCTCAAACTCGGTGGGAGCCAAGAGCCCCGGTGCGTCCTCCGCCAAGTGCTCAAGCACACGCGCATTGCCTCGGGACCGTGATTGCGCAACCTGCAGCTTGGCCTCGGTGAGCCCATCGATGCGTGTGCGCAGATAGCCTCGGGTTTCTCCCAAGGTAAAGGGAAGGAGCTCCACCTCCTCGCACGGAACTCCCCCGGTGGCCTTTTCTCGCCGATGAGTACGCGAACTGACGACAATTTGGACACCAAGGATAGCTCCCGCTATACCAATCTGCTCCAGCAGCAGCTTGGGAAACGCAGTCTCGCCACGGAACGCCGCGTGCTCACTGGCGTTGTCGATAGCGTCGATGAGGAGCACCAGCTGGCGACGCGAATCCGCTCTGCGCCCGGTCTCTGCGGCCTGGGCGAGCCTGGAACAAAAGATCCGAATCAACTCATCTTCGCGACTGGGGCCGGGCAACAGCGGATCGCACAACCCCTGGCAAGCAAGCAAATTAGCGATGTGAATCAGCCCTCGTTGCGGCAAGTGTCGGGCGTCGCTTGGCGCCCGGTACTGGCCACTTCCGAAGCAATCAAATAGCACCACTTCATGATCTTCCGCCAGTCGGTTAGCCAGAGAACGCATGAACACAGTCTTCCCCACACCGGCGTCAGCATGGATGATCAGTGGGCGGATCAAGCCAGAAACGCTATTGGCGACGTCGGTAAGCTGCAAACGCTCCACAATCTCCCCGACCTCCGGAAAGCTCGCCGGGCACGGCAGCAGGTCGTCCTCGTGCGCGACTTCCAGTGCCGTCAGGATGTCAGCCCGCGTAATGACATTGCGGTCCTGTGCAATCAAGCTCGCCTTAGTGCGGGCGAGGTTGCATAGCGAGTTCAACCGAAGGCGTGCCAACGAGTCTCGAGCCGGTGACCAATCCGCGACGGCAATCGCCAACTGCTGCTTATGCGTAGTCAGATCACCGGCAACGCCGGTGATCTGAAGGCGACAGACAAACTCGGCCAGATCCTTGCCATGCAGCTTGCACGCCACCTGCAGCTGCTGGGCCTGCGTTTTGACCACTCCGCGCATGGGCAGGCCCCTACTGACTGCGTGTATCGCCTGAGTGAGTTCGGGCAGTATCGGGCGATTGGTGACGAGCTCGAACCGCAATCGGCTCCTTGTTTTGGCGGTACCATGGTCCCGCTTGTGGGCGCGATAGGTCTTAGCGAACTTCGCAATGGTGTACTTCGCATCCGTGGCTCTGAAGGGCTTGTTCTCTGAAGCCTTCGAGTACTTGACCTGCACGACGACAACTCGCGTAGCGCCCTTGAACGATGCGTAGCGGCCGTAGTACAGGACAGCGTCCGCGATCTCCGTGGCTTCTCTACTAGCCTTGTCCCCCGGCGAAAAGCCTTCGATCGCGATGCCGGCGAACGAGTCCCTAGGAAGCAATAGTCCTAGACTTTTGCGCGCTACCCACGCCTCATGGAACTCATGTCCGTCCCGGGACGCTCGTACACTGTCGACGCGAATGTGAGATTTTGGCACTTAGCTTTAGCTCAAATGGTATGTGAATGCGATGTATGGAATATCGCGAAAAGCGCCCTTTCCTTCCCTGGGTAGATCATCCCGATCCTCGCTGCGGCAGCGTCCGCTCCCGACGAATGGAAAGCTTCCGGTGACCACGTAAGAGCGCTACTTCAAAGTGCTTGCGACGATCTATCCCTTAGTATTGTTCGGGCGCTGGCAGGTCTCCGAATGCGCGGCGCCACCTGTCGGGCGTGAATGTTCGCCTTAACGGCCCCGCGATATCCCCGTTACGGACAAGCGTCGTAAACTCCCCCATCATCGTCCCCTATCCTTGGTGCCAATCCATCCAATTTACCGGAAACGGCACACGAGTCGAAGTGTTGTCCGCCTCGGGTCGAAATCTGCCGTTCCCTACCCCCGATAAATCTTCCAAATCATCGTGCCACTCAAATCGAGGGAACGTCGGTCGAGCCCCCGATACGCCGGATTTTCCGCTCTAGGTCGGCAGCACTTCGGGGTAGAGGTCACTCTAAAGTACGAGTTCCGCTTCAAATACGGAACCCACAAAAAACAACTCAAAACGGTGGAGGAGTGGACTGGAATCTAGTCTTGTCTACAACTGCCCCTAGGATTAGATATCCAGCGGTCTGGGGCTGGGTGCACTCAGAATCGAAGATCTATCGCGATATCTTTATTGGCGCGCGCATCCGCAGTTCGCAGGAACGCGGTCGTTTTCGGCAGCAGCGCCCTGTATCGCTCCTCGTCAGGATGATTGTAGCTGTTCGGCTGCGAGCAGGAAAAAACCACTTCAAGAGTCTTCGCCTTGGTCCAATTCTGCAAAAGGCTTTCTGTCGCCTGCGTCCAATGGGTCCCAGCACCATGATGAAACGCGAGAATTCCGCGCAGCGCTACGCCCTGCTGCTCGAGTTGCAGGAAACAGCCGATCTTTTCGAAAGGTGCATCGCCGGGGAGCAGTATCGCTTCAAATCCGTCCGGCCCCTTCCTCACGATGGCGAGTGCGACCCCGCTCTTGTTGCAATCCTCGTCCTTGGCAAAGGCGCCAGGGAACGAGCCGATCTTCTCCCAGAGAATATAATCTTCATTTTGGGTATCGAAGCGCAGAGCCTGTCCAACGAAGCTCTCCGGGATGCAGTGGATATCATTCAGTGTCGCGGAGAAGCGAACCGCCCGAGGCGACGTCACTTGGCGGGGGACGAGCCAGACAGCATTCTGGGCCGTGGTTCCCTTCGACGCCGAGCACCAATGATCCTCGTCCCAATGCGTGAGCATAAGGAGCCGGTTACCGGCAATCGGCATGCGAAGGTCAACGTCGCTATTCTTCGTGAACGGATGGCGTTCACGCCCGCCATAGTCGAGCTGCAGCGCCGCTTCCTCGTTACCCTCGACATCGACCAATACCGCTATGGAATCACCCTGACCTACGTCGAAGACGCGCACGCCGAGAATCCGAGATGCCTTCGCCAAGGGCGAGAGCCCCGCGATATTGGCCAGATCCGGGCTCGCGATCGCTTTCCTGTTTCGAACGGTAGCCAT